CAACAAATTTTGCTACCAAAGACAATCTTGCGTCTGGTGATCCATTAAAGATTGTTAAGGGTACTGAGATAAATACTGAGTACGACAACATTGCTATTGCTGTTGCTACTAAGGCAGATGTTGCGTCTCCTACCTTTACTGGTACTGTAACCATACCAACACTTGCATTGACAAATGATTTGCCTGTAACTGAAGGCGGTACTGGCGCATCAACTGCGGCAAATGCTCGTACTAACTTGAGTGCGGCATCTTCTGGTGCTAACTCTGACATTACCTCTATTACTGGTTTGACTACTGCTTTGACTGTTCCACAGGGAGGCACAGGGCTGGCTACTCTAACTGCAAACAATGTGGTTTTGGGTAATGGAGCAAGTACTGTGCAGTTTGTTGCGCCTGGCACGGCTGGCAATGTATTAGTTTCCGATGGAACAACATGGACATCTGGTGGCGCAGGTGTTACATCACTTAATGGTCAAACTGGCGCAGTCGTAACAACTAATTTTGATGCAATCGGTTCTTGTGCTATTTTATTATCCGCTCAAACTTCGGATACCGCAGTTGGTGGAACTATTGCTGGAAGTTCTCTTAGATACAGCATCACCACGGGCATCCAAGGCGCTGGCCCAGGCGGAACAGGACTTGGATATTTTGGCTATGTAAACACTAGCAATTCTTATGGTGGAGGCGGAACAGCAGTAAGTGGCACATGGCGAAAAATGTATGGTATGGCAAATTATGCTACGGCTAGTATTGGATGTGGTGCTTTTCAATATTATTTTTATAGCGCTTTGTGGGTACGTGTTTCTTAATTAAAGGAAAATTAAATGTTTACGATTGAATCAGTTACAGATTTGCAATGGTGTGATGCAGAACATACATTCTTTTCATGTAATGTTAAGTATGCTGAGTTTAATGAACCACATCCAACTGGCGTAAATGCTACAGACTCCTACGCTCATATCCAAGAATTATGGGCAAAAGGCAGTGCGGGTGAATATGGCGCAATTGCTGAGTATGTACCACCACCAATAGCACCAGTAGCAACAGAAGAACAACCAAGCACGACAGGATCGCAAGACCTATGACCTACGGGATATATCCAAACTCAACGCCTGAGTTTCGTATGCTTCAAAAGGAAGATGGGACAATGGCAATGCAAGTTAGATATATCAATGCTCCTATGGGGTATACAGGAAAATGGATGGACATGAAAACAGAAAAAGAAAATGACAAAACGAATTGCACCGACACACCAAGTCACGTATGACGGGGCAACCTTGAATGTGTTTCACGCAAACAAGGGTGAGGGATTACCTCGCCATGAACACGTTTATGCACATCTAACTGTCTGTCATTCAGGAAGTTGTGTGATTCGTAAAGAAGGAATTGAGAAAGTGATTGACAAGTACACGCAACCGATAAACCTCAAGGCTAATGAGTGGCATGAGATTGAGGCATTGGAAGATGAGACTGTGTTTGTGAATGTGTTTGCGGAAGGCAAGTATTGATGATTACGCATCATTTCTCTGATGGACTGTATGCCAAGGAAATGGCATTTGATGCTGGGCAGGCTATCTTGAAGCATACTCACAATTACAGTCATTTGTCTATTTTGGCAAAAGGTAAGGTTGCTGTATTGCGTGGAGATGAAATTGACATTGTTGATGCGCCAGCGTGTATTGAGATTAAGTCAGGTCTAACTCATGGAGTTAAGGCAATTACAGATTGTGTTTGGTTTTGTATCCATGCAACAGACGAGAAAGACCCGTCTAAAGTGGATAAAGTTTTGATAAACGGAGAATAAATATGCCAGTGTCATTTTTTTCTAACCCTGCCGTAATATCTGCGGGTATTAACCTTGCAGGTGGTTTATTAGGTGGAGAATCTTCGGCTGATGCGGCTCGTTATGGTGCTGACGCATCAACAAGAGCGGCACAGATTGCGGCAGAAGAGGCTCGTTTCCGACCTGTCGGGGTAACGACTCGCTTTGGTTCATCTCAATTTGATTTTGGGCCAGAGGGAAGACTCTCAGGCGCTAGTTATACGTTATCTCCTGAGTTAAAAGCCTATCAAGATCGTTTGATGGCATTAACAGGTACTGGATTAACACAAGCAGAACAGGCAGGACAGCAATACGCTCCCTTAACTGGTGCGGCTACTGGTCTGTTTAACCTTGGTCAGAAATATTTGGCTCAAACTCCAGAAGAAGTTGCTCAACAGTACATGACAAGACAGCAAGATTTGCTTGCGCCTAGCCGTGAGAGACAGATGTCTCAGTTACAAAACCAACTATTTCAACAAGGTCGTGGTGGATTGTCGGTAGGTGCTACTGGTGCTAGACCTAGTGGCGCACAAGGGTTAGGTGCTACAACTCCTGAGATGGAAGCCTATTACAACGCATTGGCACAACAAGATGCGCAGTTGGCGGCTGGTGCTCAAGAGGCTGGTCAGCGACAAGTTGCCTTTGGTGCAGGACTATTTGGAACAGGTGCTGACATACTTAACCGCTATCAAACTGGTCAAGTTGGTGCATTAGACCCATTCAAGGCGTACTTGGGAACAAGTAGTGATATTGAGAAACTAGGACAACAACCATTACAAATTGGTTCTGAACTAGGTGGTCGTGCATCAACTGCTGGCGCACAGACAGGTCAGTTCATTACGCAAGGTGCAAGATATGCCGCTCCATATAACTATCAAGCCAATTCATACAACCCATTCTCTGATGCATTGATTGGTGCGGGTACGAATCCTAACTTTAGAGGAATGTTTGGCGGTGGTGGTGGTAGTACTGGTGTTACATCAAACCAAGGCCCAGCAGACTTTTGGTATTCTTAAAATAAGGAATAATCATGGCAGATTCAATAATGGGCAGTTTATTTGGTATCACCCCTGAAGGATACCAACAACAACAAAATCAACAAGCATTGCGACAATCGGCTGAGTTGGCACAACTTGATCCTATGGCAAGGGCTAGAACTGGCATCATGTATGGTGCTAATCGTTTGGTTGGTGCATTTGGTGCTGAAGACCCAATGTTGCAAAAGATCACGGCACAAGATCAAATTTTAAAAAGTTTAGATATTACCAATCCACAATCAATTGCTACTGGGATAGAAAGAGCGCAACAGGCTGGAATCCCTGAGTTAGCATTTAAGTTGGTGGCGGTTCGTGATGAGGCTGTTACTAGACAACAAAGGCAATTGGCGGCACAAAGACAAGCATTAGTAGATCAAATTGCTATGCAAGGATATCAGCCAGCACAACCAGCAATACCTGAACAACAAGATTTACAAGAAACTGATGCGTTGAGGTATGGAAGTGCCGCTGTTCCAGCAAGTTATGACATATCCCGTGTGGCTCCTCAGTTGATGGCTCTTGGCACAGAAGGTGTTGCTAAATTAACTTCGGCTAAAGCGGCACAGAAAGCATTGTTGCCAGAAACGCAAATTGTCAAAGAAGGCGAAACAATTTATCAGAGATTACCCGATGGTGGTTACAAGCCATTGATTAGTGGCCCGATCAAGAAAGAGGCGTTTACTGGTGATTATGCTAATGCTTCATTGATGTTGTTTGGAACTGCCAATGTTAGTAAGATACCTCAGACACCAGAGGCAATGGATGCCATTACTAAACAAGCGGCTGTTATAGCGCAATCCAAGAGGCCCATCACTAATGTTACAAATACAGTTTCAAACAATACGCAAAAGGGATTTAGTGAGCAATTTATGGAAAACGTTGCATCAAATATTAAGGCTGGACGTGCCGCCGTCAACGCAATTGGTGCTGTGCAAAATATGCAAACTTTGCTTGATGAAGGTGTACGAACTGGTTTTGGTCAGGATACGATGCTTCAGCTTGGTCGTGCTGGACAATTTTTTGATCCTGAATTTAAAGTTAAGGGATTGGCTGGACAAGAAGCGTTTCAATCATTTTCAACTGGTGTAATTTTGCCGCAAGTAAAACAACTTGGTGTAAACCCAACAGATACAGATTTGAAATTTATTTCAACAGGAGCGCCAGGATTATCTAAAACGCCAGAAGGAAATAAATTATTGTTGTCTGCATTGCAACTTAAACTAAATCGTGAACAAGATTTAGCAAGATTTACAAACCAATTTTTGGCTTCTAATCAAGAATTAGTTACAAACAATCCTGTTCAGGCTTACACAAAGTTTAATGATGCGTTTGATCAATACACGAAAACTAGCCCGCTATATGGGCCAGCGTCTGACTCTTTACGCCAAAGATTTAATGATCTTGGAACTAGGTCAACAGGAAATCCAGCGGCCCGTAACGCTTTAAAAAGCGGCGGTCTTACAAATTAAGGGGTAACTTATGGCTTCATTAAATGACCAAATTCTTGATTTGCGGGATGAACTAGAAATAGCCAAGTCAGAAGGAAAAATTACCGATTCAGGCACAAAAATGCTTGAACAACTTAACACAAAAAGTTTTACAACTGGCGGGTTTGGTCAATTCTTGCAAGGGTTGAGTCTTAATTTTTCAGAAAATGTTACTGGCGCATTAAAGTCTTACTTAACGCCTGGGCCAGATGAAATATCTAAACAACTTAAGCTAGGCGCACCAGACAAGCCAACGCCATCGCCAACAGATGTTGCCATTCAAATGGAACGGATTGGTTTGAGTGAGTATGCAAAAGAATCACCAGTCAAAAGTATTTCAGCAAACATTGCTGGTTCAGCAATTCCTGCTTTGGTTACAAAAAAACCTGTCACTAGCTTTCCTGCACAAATGGGACTTGCTGGGGCGGCAGGATTTACTGCTGGTCTTGGTGAATCAGAAGCTGAACTTTTTAGCCCTGAATCACTAAAATCTGGAGGCATTGGCACAGCAACTTCTTTGGCAGTATTGCCAATAGCAAAAGGGCTTGGCATGGGTGCGGGTGCTGTCTACCGAGGCGTTGTAAAGTCTATCTTTAGTAACCCCCAACGCATTGGTACTGATGAGGCAAGAGGACTAATTAAACAAGCCCTTATCAATGACAAGGGCGGTGTGGATGAAGCCATCCAGTTTGTGCTTGAGAAAAAGGGAAAGCCTTACTCCATTGCTGATGTTGGCCCAAATACCAGAGCGTACTTAGATGCGGCAAATACTATCCCTGGCCCAGGAAAAAAACAAGCACAAGAGTTTTTGCAGAATCGAGACAAAGGTGTTCTTTCTCGACTAACTTCCGACTTGCAAGTTGCTTTTGGCTCTAAGGCGGCTTTTTTTGATGAGTTTAATGCGCTTAAAGATGCAAGAGCCGATTTGGGAGGAAAACTTTACGAAAGCGCATTACAAAAAGATGTCCCAGTTACGCCAGAGTTAACAAATCTTTTTAATCGTCCAAGTGTGCAAGATGCCTACAACAGAGCAATTAACATTGCCAAAGAAGAAGGCATTAAATTGCCTAACGTAAAAATTGTTGATGGAAAATTGCAAACATTAGACGGCAATGCTGTTACTAAAATAAACACCACTTTTTTACATTACATGAAGATGGGTTTGGATGATGTTGTTTTTACAGGAAAAAGTCCAACTAGTGGTATTGGTTCAACTGAACTTGGAAAAATAAAAGGCACTCGGATTCAGTTTCTTGACCAACTAGATGCCGCTAATCCCACTTACAAAAATGCAAGACGAGTTTGGGCTTCAGACACGGCTGTTATGGACGCAATGGAAGAGGGGCGAACAGCTTTAAACAAACAGCCTAAAGATGTTGATGTTTTGTTAAATGACATGAAGACAATGACCAAATCAGAACTTGAGGGGTTGCGTCTTGGTGTCATGCAAAACTTACTTGATCGTCTTGGTGGAGCGCAAACAGCGGCAACAGTTGTTGGCCCAACAGGTAATCCAGCGTTGAAAATCATTAACGACCCAAAAAATTTACGAGTGCTTAGAGCAACATTTCCAAAAGATGAAGCTGGAGATAAGACTTTTGAGCAGTTTATAAAAAACATGAAGTCTGAAGTTGATATGAAAAGCACATCTAAGCAAGTCTTGCAAGGCGCACAAACAGCAGAAAGAACACAAGCTATTTCAGACGTAAAGGCTGGTGGGCAAGCTGTGCGTGAACTGCCAGCTATGAGTGTGCAAGGGATTTTGATGAGGGCTTTGCAACGTGACTATTCTCAACTTGGCGATGCACAAACTAGGGCTGTGGCAGATGAGATGACTAGAATTTTGACAACCACAGCCACAGACCCAAAGAAATTGCAAAAAATCTCTAAACAATTAGCTGGTCGTAGTGTCTACGATGTAATCAGCAAAGACATTCCTGAACTGTTGCCTGCTTTGGGACGAGCAACACTTGGCCCCTTTGCAATCGGATCAATGTCTGGCAATGTAGCTCCTAATATTGGCGCGGCAACTGGTTTGTTTAGCGGTCAATAGGAGAACACTAATGTGTTCGATCCATTAACGATTGGACTTGCTTTTAAGGCAATGCAAGCCGCATACGATGGCATATCGTATTGTTGCGAAGCGTTGTCAGAGGGTAAGGTAGCGATACAAAAGGTAAAAAAGGCAACAGATGACATCAAGACAATTACTAACGATGCCAAAACAATCTGGGGTTTCTTCTCAGGATTCTTTGGAGGCAAGTCAAAAGACAAGCCACTACCCACCGCTGAAGCCAAGCCTGTGGTCAAAAAGAAGGAACAGTACACCACCCACATACCTAACGAATCAGAAATTGTTCAACAGTTTATTGGACATTTAGGTGCATTTTTCAGACATCACAAGGAGTTAACCGAGTATGTGGAAATCAAATATGAAGAAGTATTTGCAAGTGCTGATCCAGACCCTGAAACGATTCTGGAACTCTCTGTTTACAAAAACGAACTAGATCAGTCATATGTCAAACTTAGTGGAATGATGAGGGGCGCAAGTGTTCCTTACCAACTAGGGCCACTCTGGGAAAACTATAATCAAATATATAGCAAGGTACAAGCAGAACAACAAAAGAGAAAAGAACAAATTAGGATCAGGAGACAGCAAGAGAATTACAAACGGGAAAGGTTTAGACAAGAAAAAGTTGAACTTAGCATGGGATTATTCTTAGTGCTAATCATAGTTTCTTGGCTATATGCAGTATGGATAAATTCATTTACCGAGGGATTTTGATACTGGTTTGCGATGAGGTGCTTCAAGATATGCGCCTTGGCCCACTTGAAAAATATAGGGCACTTTGGATTTCCGAAACAATTAGAGCAAGAGGAAAAAATGACTAGAAAACCAATTGGATTAGTTGTGCCGATACAAATAGAGACTTTAGAAGAGAAGGAGGTCTTTAGTTCAATGGAGCAAAGTTCAGTCAGGAAAGAGGCAATTCGCCATCCTAGTAAGGAGGCCAAGTTAATTGCTGAAGTCGCAGTCTTGAGCGAGTTGGTTCGTGTACTTTCTGGCAGAGTTGCGGAACTGGAGGCAAAGTATGAAACCAGCACCAACTAAAGAATTTTGCCTTTCTATGGCAAAGTATTACCATGATGGCAACTGCCCCAATCTAATGTGGGATTGGTTGGTTGTGTGGGCGTTCCACGAAATGTATTTGGAGACAAGATATGTATGATGTCACGCTTTTTATTCTTGGTATGTTGGCACCCGCCTTCCTGAGTGCGGTATTCACTTTGATGAAATGTTTGGAAGACTTAATTAGGAGCAAGATCAAATGATTGAAAGCATTCTGACCATAATTTCTTTGTTGCTAATAGGTGCTTGTGTAGGGATTGGCGTAATAGTCGCCATCCTTTATTTTTCTTGGGACAAAGACTAACCCAAAACCGCCAACGCCTGTTGTGTATGTTTTATCCTATCGTCTAACCCGATAGTTCCGCCATTTATGATGCGAGTCACTTTAGTGTAGTCAAGGGCATCCGCTGGAGCATTACAGTTGTGGGTAGACCAAAACCATCCACCAGTAAGGGCGGCGAACTTAGGAGTAGAAACAAGATCAGGCTCCATAACAAAATCCACCCCCAATGCTTTGCCAGCATGAAAATAATTCGAGTGACCAGTAAGTTGAATACAACCACGACCCCTAAACCTATAGCCATCACCAGAAGTTTCGTCACGATTGCCCATGCGTAGGCTATAGACAGAATTTGCAATTTTTTTAGCGTTGCCAGAATACTCATTAGCCTTCTCCAAGGTAGGAAACCTTCTAGGCCATAACTTCATAAGCGTTGCCGCACGATAGTTTAGGTTTTCCTCAAGGATACGGAAGTTCCCACATTCATGGCCACATTGCCCAATGAACATAGCCTTCTGGTTGTTTGTAGTGATGTTGAACCTAGAGAATGTCTCATTCAAGGCATCCACCCAATCAGCACCAATGTGGAGTTTTTGCAGTTGTTCAGCGTTTACCATTTGATTTCTCCATTACTGCTTGGTAGGCATCGATGCAGGCGTTGAGTTGGTTGATGGCTTTGTCTCCGTCTGCGGCGATTTGAGCAATAAGTCGGAGAGTCTCTGTG